CCACCAGCACACAAAGTTGATATTGAAGAAGTTAAGCGTAATCCCAAAGCAATACACAACACGCCCGAAAAGAAGCAAGACAGGGCGCAGATGCAGGCAGGAGAACGTCCGCCAGGTTGTGAGTACTGCTGGAAGATTGAAGATATCAAACGTGATAACATTTCTGACCGTGTGTATAAAAGTAAAATATATACTATAAAGGAATTAGACGATGCATATCAATCAGATGCAACAGGAGACGTGGACTTACGAACTTTGGAAATCAGTTTCGATAGGACTTGTCAATTTGCTTGCAGTTATTGCAACCCTGCTTTTAGTAGTACATGGGTTAAGGATATCAAATCAAACGGAAGTTATACTGGGCTTGTTTCTGACGGGCGTAATCATTTTACCCATGCTCATGACAGTGCGCAGTTGTACAAATTCGGCGAGGAAAATCCTTATGTTGAGGCGTTCTTCAAGTGGTGGGAATCAGACCTACACCGAACGCTAGACGAACTACGCATTACAGGTGGCGAACCACTAATGAGTGGCTACACCTGGAAACTTATAGACTGGTTTAAACAAAACAAAGGCAAGAGTAAAACACGCTTGGCGATTAACAGTAACTTAGGTAAGGATATAGATGTAGATAGATTGTTCGACAGTGTAGACCAACCTATAGACCTATATACTAGCAACGAAAGTTGGGATAAACAAGCAGAGTATATACGTGACGGCCTGGAATGGGAACTGTGGTGTGATAACATAAACAAAGTACTAAAAGTACATAGAAATAAATTGCGTGGGTTACATGTAATGTGTACAATTAATGCATTGTGTTTGGAAAGTCTGACTGCCTTTTTAGATTTATTAGTTGGATGGAAATCAAAACACGGTAAACATGCTGTAAGTTTTACACTTAATATCTTACGCTTCCCTAGTTTCCAAAGTCCGTTGGTGTTCCCTGAAGAAATTAGAATTAAACACAAAGAACGTTTACGCACATGGTTGGATTATCAAACGGCACGACCAATTGGGCAGTTGTTGCATGAACATGAGATTAACCACATCATACGATTAATTGATTACTTGGATGTAGTAGAAACACCACATTCAGACACATTCGACATGCCCAAACTACACAACGACTTTAAACAGTTTCACGAACAGTATGACAAACGCAGAGGAAAGAACTTGACAGAGACTTTTCCAGAACTAGCAGATTGGTACAATGGACTCTAAAAAATTTTACAACAAAGGCTACGACTACATGAGTCGCAAGCCGTACTTTGCAGAACTAGAAGACTTGACTGAGAAACAAACAGACTTGTTAATGGACAGCAAAACGTTTTGCATGTTGCCCTGGATGCACATGCATGCATTTCCAGATGGCAGAGCATATCCTTGTTGTCTAAGTGATTATTGGCATCCTGTAGGTGACTTACGCAAGCATACTATGGAAGAGGTATGGAATCAAGACGATTACAAAACAATGCGTACAAATATGCTTGCAGGTAAAGAGTGTAAAGAATGTACCAAGTGTTACGAGCAAGAACAACACGGTGCATTTAGTATGCGCAACGATTCAAACAGAAACTACGGTCATCACATAGCAGAAGCAGAGCAGACTAATGCAGATGGTTCTGTAGATGATTTTAAAATACGCTACTGGGACGTTAGGTTCAGTAACCTGTGTAACTTTAGCTGTAGAAGTTGTGGTCCTATCTTTAGCAGTAATTGGTATAATGACCATGTAAAACTGTATAATCGTAAGCCAGATGTACTGGGTAGGGACATGGCACGAGTAGAGTATACTGCGGGCAACGAAGACAGTATGTTGGAACAAATGGAACAGCATATTCCACATTTAGAGCAGGTGTATTTTGCAGGTGGCGAACCACTTATAATGAAAGAACATTATTATCTATTAGACAAACTAATAGAGTACGGTAAGACAGATGTGCGAATACAGTACAATACAAACTTTAGCGAAATGCGTTATAAAAACAAACATGTATTCGATTACTGGCAACATTTTACGAATGTTAGTGTTGGCGCCAGTTTAGATGCTAGTGGTGCTAGAGCAGAGCTTATGCGCAAAGGCACAGATTGGAAACAAACAGTTGAGAACAGACAACGCATGTTAAAAGAAGTACCGCATGTGGACTTTTATGTAAGCGCAACCGTGAGTGCAATGAACGTGCTACACGTGCCAGACTTTCACAAAGAGTGGGTAGAGTTAGGGCTAATTGAAGCAAAAGACTGGAATATTAATATATGTCAGTCACCAGACTGGTACAGACCAGATATATTTACAACGGAATTTAAAAAGAATGTTATAACGCCCAAGTACAAAGAACATATTGCATGGTTAGACCCGCAGGACAGTTTACGTCGTGCCATTAATGGCTATGAGAGTGTGTTGAGTTTATTACAAGGACAAGATAACAACAAGCAGTGGCCTGAGTTTGAGCAACAAATTGCAAAATTAGATGTTATAAGAAACGAAAACTTCTGGGACACATTCCCTGAGTACAAGGAACTAAATGGAACTTCCTAAAACAATATGCATGCTACCTTGGATTAGCATAGAAGCTAGTCCAATTGGATCCGCAAGACCTTGCTGTTTGGCAATAGACGAAATAACAGATGAGTCAGGCGAAAAGTATGACTTAAACAAAGACAATTTGCAGACAATATACAACAGCAAGTACATGCAAGACTTACGGCAACAATTTAGAAATGGTGAGAAACCAGAGACCTGCACACGCTGTTGGCAAGAAGAAGCCGCAGGCCGTGCAAGCAAACGCATACACAGTAGGATCCGACTAAAAGAGTTTGTTGACAAAGTAGACTATGCTAACGACAAACCAGACCAATTATGGTTTGTGGATTTAAAGCTGGGGAACATTTGTAACCTAAAGTGTCGTATATGCGGAAGTTGGAGCAGTAGTAAATGGGCACAAGAAGAAATAGATTATATACCCGAATTGAAGAACAAAAAGAGCCACTTGGCATACAAGTTCTTGCAACAAGGACAATGGCCAAGAAAGACACAAGCCTTCTGGGACAACCTACGTGAACTACTACCCAACATCAAGTATCTAGAATTCACTGGCGGTGAGCCATTTATGATCAAAGAACACTTTGAATTGCTACAGTATGCAGTAGATCAAGGCTACGCCAAAGACATTGACATACACTACAACACAAACGGTACACAATGGCCAGATGCGTATGAGTTATGGAGTCACTTTAAACGTGTGGATATTGCATTCAGTATCGACAACGTAGGCAAGCGTTTTGAATACGAACGCTACGGTGCTAAGTGGAACGAAGTAGAAGACAACATAAGACGTTTTCATAAACTGCGTGATCGCAACATAAGAAAAATTACCACACAAGTGTGCATGACCATTAACGCACAAAATGTTTATTACTTAGAAGAACTATGCGAGTGGGTAAACACACAAACGTTCAATGATCATTACTTTAACATGTTACACGATCCTAAGCACATGTGTATTGATGGATTGACACCAGTAGCAAAACGTATTGTGGTGGAGAAGTTACTTAACGGTAAATTCATGCCCAAACATAAAGCAGAAATCATGCGCATTGTAAAATTTATCGAAAATGGTGCAGGAACTGACGGCGAAGAGTTTGTGTTTAAGATGCAACAAACTGATAGATATCGTAAAGAAAGTTTTTCAGACACACACCCGGAAATAGCAAAGGCAATGGGGTACTAACAAGACTATGGAATTAAAGAAAATAATAGATAGTAAATCATACAGAAAATTTAAAGGGGCGGATTGGCCTCAGTATGACGATTTTATTAATGACAACTATAGTGTTTCTCCTACCATTGACAATGAATTAAGTAATTTTGTTGGCGTAATGGAGGAACATTATAAAGATATAGCATCTAAGTCAACCGAAGAGTTGTCAACATCAATTCAAACACGCCAGGATCAAGTTTTTTATAACAAATCATATACTGGAACAAACAGGTGCAGGGAACCATGGGAAACAATGGGAGTCAATGAAAACGGGAATGTTTTTTTATGTGCTTGCTCAAGTTGGATTCCTATTTTCTTAGGCACAGTATTGGATTCAAAAAACATTTACGAAATATTAAATTGCAACCAAGCAAAGAAAATTAGATTCGAGATTCTTAAAGATAGATATTACTACTGCAATTCTAGTATATGTACGTTTTTCCAGTCTGCTAACCCAGCATCGCACAAAAAAACGTACACTGATAAAGATCAAATACCTTTAGAGTTAGACGATCAAGATGATTCAAATCTTTGTGTTACACAAATACCAAAAAATTTAGTTTTTGATTTTGATATTAGCTGTAATTTTAAGTGTCCGAGTTGTAGAGTAGAATATCAAAATTACAACAATGATCTCATTATAAGACCAATTAATGATACGATATCTGAAAAGATTAAAAAATTGATAATTGACGAAATCAAGGACCAACCTATAATTATCAGATGGGCTGGCGGCGAGCCATTTATAAGTGACGTTTATTTAGAACTGCTTGACTACATAATAGATAGTGGTAAAACAAACATACAGAATATTATACACACAAATGGCAGTGTCCTTATTGCAAAGAAAGACTTAGTGTTGAAGTTACTTCCTTATATCTCAGAGTTACGTATAAGTTTTGATGCAGGCTGTGAGCAAACCTATAAACTAACACGAGTTGGCGGACAGTGGGACAACCTATTAAAAAATGTAAAATTTGTTAAAGATCTAATAGAAGAAAATAATTTTAAAACAAAGTTATCTGCTGACTTTGTAGTACAAAAGAGTAATTATAAAGATCTACCTCTATTTGCTAACCTGTGTAGAGAGTTTGGATTGTCGATGAATATACAAAAAATGTGGAATTGGGATACCTGGGACAAAGAAGTTTTTTATGACATGAATGTATATGATAGCAAACATTATTTGTACGACGATTTAAAAGAATATTTTAAGTTAGCTAATTTACCAATGGCCGAAAATTGAAATCAAAAACATTATGCATGGCACCGTGGACACACACGTATCTGAGTCCACAGACAGAAAGACGTTTATGTTGTGCATCACGTGAACCAGCACAAAACTTTGAACAGTACATAGATACAAAAGCAGGTACTGGTACTTATATACCTATTACATTAGAACAGCATTGGAATAGTGAACACATGCGTAGTGTGCGCAAGCGCATGATGGCAGGAGAAACGTTACCAGAGTGTGAAGTGTGCAATGACAAGTTATTAAACACTGACGTTTACCGCTCATATTTTAACAGTTTATTTGGGCATAAGTACTTACACGCAGTAGAAACAACTGACGAAACAGGTTACACCTCCATGGAGCCAATCTCCTGGGATTATCGATTCAGTAACCTATGTAACTTCAAATGCCGTATGTGCGGCGACATGCTGTCCAGTGCATGGGAAACTGAGCAAAAACAGCATGACATGGTCAATTGGCACGATCCAAAAAACAGTTGGATGCGCCCCGAGGTCAAGAATCAGATTGAACATTTCCAAAGTACTCAAGTTGAACAAGAGTTTGCACAAGCGGTAGAGGACCACCGTGTCGAGGAAGTCTATTGGGTAGGCGGTGAACCTCTCATGTACGAGCAACACTGGAAGTACATGCAGAGAATAATTGAACTGGGAGATGGAAAAAATGTTTATGCAAGGTACAACACTAATCTTAGTAGGATCACTTATCGCGGTTGCGATCTTTACAGTGATATTTTACCTGGGCTTCGCGACTGGCAAATATGCGCAAGCATTGACGGTACAGGCACAATTGGAGAGTATGTCAGAACAGGTCTTGACTATCCGGAGTGGCTTGAAAATTTTAAACGAGGAGTTAGTACAGCTACTCATAGAAGACAAATGAGAATAGACTTCACGCTTACCTTACCGGGTATGTTTGAAGTCGTTCCAATAATCAAACTAGCACGTGAGCTTAATGTAGATATCTTGGCTAAAGTTGTTTTCAGCTTTAGCCCGGATATTGCGTTGAGTCCACTAGCACTACCAAAATCTATTTTACATAAATGGGTGGACGAACTGTTGCCGGACACACATGGTGCAATGCATGATGTACTACAGCAACTTAAATCACGTCCTACGTTTGACGAACAATGGCCAAATGAATACAAACAAGGACTTGCAAAAGGCAAGGCTCGTGTGTTACAATTAGAAAGTATTAGAACGCAATCAACTACAATGGATGAAATATTGTCCAAGAGACCAGACGTATATGAGTGGTGGAATCAAATCAGTTAAGGTAGTACTACGTAATCCTTTAGACAAAAAAGATCAGTTAGACTACACAATAGAATTAACAGATACCCAATTGGCGCAGGACTGGGCGAGTGCATTGCAGGTAGAATTACGAAGCAACAGACTATTAGAAAAAAATTATTGCTTTATGGGCTTCCCCCATTCGCCGCGCAACTTGCCCTATCTGTGTCGCGAAATAAATGATTCGATATACCGTATTAATATTTTTAATCGCACAGGTATTTGGCAGCAAGCGGGACTTAAACCTTACATAATAGAAGATTACTTTACGCCAGACACTGTCCGATTCGGTGATGAATATCCTGTTGGCTATGATAGTGACAACTTGGGCCTTGGGGTCAAGCATGGTGCAATGAATAGACTACATAACTACTTCGAAGTACTGCAAGGCACTGTAGAAAATCTAAGTCCTTATTACAAACATGCAGATTTTGAAACCAAATACGCTATTAGGCAACTAAACAACTTATGTCACGAATCAGAAACGCTTATTCTAAGTCAACGTAAACAAGCAACAGTGCCAGACTGGGTACGTCCTAGTCAGATTACAACATTCTTGCAAGCATTACGTTTTGAGCTAACGGACGAGCATAGGAAAGATTTTATTGCAAACGGATACGACAGAGAGTTTGGTGGAGTATACATGCACTGGACACAAATTGGCAAAACACTGATGGAAGTGTTTAGGGATGAGCATGCACCAGAATTAACTGACACGGTATGTGAAGCAATTACTCATTTACAATACTACTCGGGAGAGTTTGATGTAGAGTGGGGTAAAACAATACGCTATGTTGATGGTTACGAGTGGCACAATAAAGAAATTGATGACTTTACTAATTGGTTAGAACTTAACGGCATGGACCCAACTGATCCACAGTTAAGTTTAGGGCATGCAAAAATTGGACAAGTATTGCTGACAGAAAGTTTTGGACAATGTCATCCCCAAGCAATACTACAACATCTTAGCAATCACTTAGACATTTACCGTATAGAAGTTGGAGACGTGAGTAATACGTTTGATTATTGTTGGGGTGACCATAACTACAAACAAACGCAAATAGACATGATGAGGCCAGGGTATGAACATAGTAGCAGGGGGTGATAGTTTCGTATACGGTAGTGAATTAAAAGACTGCATACGTGCGCATAGTCACAGCACATTTCCTGCATTGTTGGCACATGATATTAAACAAACATATAGATGCACAGCCTGGCCCGGTATAGGCAACGATGCTATTGCACGTAGAGTGATTGATGAAGTTTATGTATACCGCATGCACGGCACTCAGGTCCGTGATTTATTTGTTATTGTAAACTGGACATTCCCTGGCAGGTATGAATTTAGATTCAACTACGACACAGGGCAACGCACAGGTAATTGGTACGCTATTACTCCGCACACCGCAGATATCAAATTAGAAAATCCTATAGCAAGAATGCAAAGCGAGCACATTGCTAGAGCTACGCAAAAAGGTATGGCAGGTTTTGCTGAAACTTTCTACAAACATGTAGGTGGGGATTACTGGGACACATACCAATCGTTAAAAGAAATAGTGTATCTGCAAAACTACTTAATTGCAAACGGAATAAAGTACATGTTCACATGTGCAGATAACAGTATCTTGTGCAATAAATTGATACATGACGCTAGTAACAGATCAATGAAGATGTGTGATGATAACATCAACATGCTAGTCAAGGAGATCAAAGATCGACAACAAAACTGGTTTTGGTTTCCGGATGGTGAAACAGGCCCAAGAGGTTTTTACCAGTGGGCAATGGAAAATAAATACCCTAGTGGAGAAACACATCCACTAGAAGAAGCGCACGATGCCGCTTATCAACTTATGAAGGACAAGTTCAATGAACTGGTTAAAGAACCTTTGGAATAGAATCATCCTAGAAATACGCTATCGTAAAAAGCTCAAAGAACTTAAAAAACGAGATCCTTTTATTTACAAATGATTTTAACAATAGGCGACAGTTTTACCTACGGTGCAGAACTTGACAATCGTGAACAAGACGCATGGCCGTATCTATTGGGAAGAGAATTAGACTTTGGAGTTTACAACCTTGCTGTACCTGGGGGTAGTAACGATAGGATGTTTAGGGTTACTATTGACCGGGTTGTACAAAATAATTATGAACTAGTAATATGCGCTTGGACTGAACCGTCAAGACTTGATTTAATGTTCGGAGGAAAAGAGCTACAAATAACCAGTGCTAGTTATCATCACCACACTAGGTTCCCGTGGATTAAACAGTATTATGCAGAACACTATGATGTAGCACACGCAACACAAACTTGGTTAGCAAAGGTATTAGCACTACAAGATCTTTTAAAACAGCGTAGACAAAAGTATGTGTTTGTTAGTATGGACGGGCACTGGGACGACTACCACTATAAGAATATTGGTTTACAGCATATGGCTGATGCAGTAGACAAAGAACACTACTTGGGTTGGCCTCATGAGGGATTCACGCATTGGCAGGATGGTTGTCCGTTAGGCCCAAATGGACATCCATTGGAACTTGGACATCAACGAATAGCAGATAAAATTTATGAACATATTAGGAATAAGCAGTGGTTTTCATGACGCTGGTGCTAGTGTAATAAACACAGCAGGCGACATACTGTTTGCTAGTCATAGCGAACGCTACAGCAAACAAAAACACGATCCCAATCTATGCGAGGGGATTGTGCAAGAAGCAATGAGCCACGGTATTGATCATATTGCATACTATGAGCGTCCTTGGTTGAAACAAATACGCAGACTCATATCAGGTGAAGGATTCAACTGGACGCAAACCAGTGTTGATAAATTGATATTCGATCAAATCGGACGTCCTGTTGATGTTCCTGTTAGCACACATAATCATCATTTAAGCCATGCTGCCGCTGGATTTCAAACATCTCCGTTTGAACGTGCAACAGTTGTTGTAGTAGACGCTATAGGTGAGTTGGATTGTATTACCATATGGGGCGCTGAATACAAGAATGGTCGTGCAGTGTACAAGAAACTTTGGACCAGACGTTACCCACACAGTATCGGGTTGATGTACTCGGCCGCAACTGCACACATAGGACTACGCCCAATGGACGAAGAGTATATTCTAATGGGAATGGCCGCTTATGCCGACAAAGAAAAAGTACGACATTATTCTAATCAGTTGTCTCACAAACTTGTAGCAGACTTTACTAATATAAAATTAAAACATAATTTACACACAGGCTTTGACGGTGTGTTGAGCAACGAACTGTCGGTTATTAGCGATGCAGACATGGCTGGTAGTATACAAGCAGTTACAGAAACATTGCTTAACAGTGTTATGTGGAATGCGGCAAACTTTCATTGGAGTAAAAATTTAGTATTCATGGGAGGTGTTGCACTTAACTGTTTAGCCAATAGACTTTTAGGTAGTTGCTTTGACAATTTTTGGATTATGCCAAACCCAGGTGATGCTGGTAGTAGTTTAGGAGCCGCGGCACTAGTGCATGGTGGCAGACTAAATTGGCAACATCCTTATCTTGGTCACAACATACCTGGTGAGTATCCTGTAAAGGCACTGGTAAAAGAATTAGCCAAGAATAAAATAGCAGGTGTAGCAAGTGGCAGAGCAGAGTTTGGTCCTAGAGCATTGGGTAACAGAAGTTTACTAGCGGACCCACGTGGCAAAGAAATAAAGGATCGTGTAAATGAAATTAAACGTAGACAACACTTTAGGCCATTTGCTCCTGCTATACTGGCAGAGCATGTGCATGACTATTTTGAAATGCCCAAAGGTTGGCAACGTAGTGATTACATGCAAGTGGTAGCACGGTGTACAAGTGACAAGTTTCCTGCTATACTACATGCTGACGGAACAAGTAGAGTACAAACAGTACCTGCAGATAGCGGCAGTGGATTTAGAAAACTGTTAGAAGCATGGTATAAGAAAACAGGTTGCCCGATGTTGCTTAATACAAGTTTAAACATCAGGGGCGAACCGATGGTAAACGATCGTGCAGATGCTGATCGTTTCGAAACTGAATATGGAGTTCGAGTACTATCATGAAAAATTTAGTTGTAGTCGGTGACAGTTTCTGTGCTAGTAAAGGTTGGCCCCAGGAACTAGCACAATTACTAAATTTAAATTTAGTTGTTGCAGGGTATAGCGGACACCCATGGTGGGCTTATCGACATTTCTTGAATCAAAAATATATTAAAGATATGTTGGCAACAGAAACCGATGCCCTTGTTTTTGTTCACAGTTTCGCAGAAAGAATCCCGTTCGATTGCCCTAACTATGAAATAGCAAACATCAATAAATTTGATCCTACTCCTAAAACAGAAGTAGGACTAGCAGTGAAACTGTATTACAAGTATTTAGAAAATGCACCTTTTGCAGAATGGGCACAGCAGAAATGGTTTGAAGAAATCAATAAAGAATATTCTAACATCAAAACTGTCCATTTACATGGTTTTCCTAGTTCGTTGCCATTTCGAAACCTACTAGGTGGTGTACAAGTACTTCCAGACTTAACATCGATTAGTATTGCAGAAATATACAAGGACACAGCACATCCTAACACATTGCATCAAGACACCAGACTAAATCATTTTAGTAAAGAGAATAATTCTGTCATTGCGACCCAATTATGCAAGCTAATTACAGATTATTCTCCAGGCGACCACGAATTCAACTTGGATCATTTTCAACTAAATTAGAAAGAATAGCATGAAAATATTAATATGCGGATTACCCGGAAGCGGTAAAACTACACTAGCAGAACCATTTGCCAAACTAATTGGAGCAGTGCATATCAACGCTGACGCTATTAGAAAAGAATACGACGACTGGGACTTTTCCCCAGAAGGGCGTATGCGACAAGCACTACGCATGAAGTATCTGGCAGACGGTATTGTCAAGGCAGGTAAGATCTGTATAGCAGATTTTATTGCACCCACAAAACAAGCAAGAGCAGGGTTTGGTGCAGACTATACTATCTGGATGGACACAATTAAAGAAGGTAGGTTTGAAGATACAAACAAAATGTTTGAGCCTTTAGAACGTGATGAATATGACTACCATGTTGCGGAATGGTTTGAAAATACGCACCAAGAACTTTTGCAGATTGTAAGCAAGTACTTGTGGCCTTTTATCAATGATAAGAAGATAAAGATAAACGTACATGATATCTAAACGTAGACACTTAGCAAAAGCAATTACATGGCGAATAATTGCTAGTACTGTAACAGCACTGATTGCATGGTGGTTTGGTTTACCTGCCAAGGCAGTAGGATTGGTATTTGCGGCAGACTTGGTAATTAAATTTATATTATACTATGCACACGAACGTGTATGGTACAACCACATAAAATATGGAGTAACAAAATAATGGCATTTGATAATCAGAAACCAACTACAGAAATGTTGGGTCGTTGGCAACCTTGGCACGACGGACACACTGCACTGTTTAAAAAAGCACTGCTGGAGTCAGGACAAGTATGTATTATGGTACGTGATGTTGGAGGCATTGTGGGTGAAGACGCAGGTGGTGGACGAACGGGCGCACAAACTGATAATCCATTTAACTTCGGCACAGTAAAAAACAACATCACTCAAGGACTGTTTGCCGCAGGCTTTACGTATGGTGAGGAATACATTATAACGCAAGTACCTAATATTGTTGACATCAGTTATGGTAGAGGTGTTGGATACACATTTACAGAACATGATCTTGGCAACGATATACATCAGATTAGTGCTACACAAATTAGAGAACAGTTACGAGCAGAAGGTAAACTTTGAAACAGAAGCACATAAAAGCATACATGAAAACTGCGCATGCATTTGCGGAGTGTAGTACAGCACGTAGACTACAAGTAGGCGCTATTGTCGTAAAAGACAATAGGATCATTAGCATTGGCTATAATGGAATGCCTAGTGGTTGGGATAACAATTGCGAAATTGAAGTTGAAAATGAACACCTAAAGAAATATCCCAATCCACATCAGCATCATGTGATAGAGCTTAAAAGTAAACCAGAAGTACTTCATGCTGAAATGAACGCACTAATGAAGTTGGCAAGGTCTACTGAAAGTGGTAATGGTGCTACAATGTTTATTACACACAGTCCTTGTTTGGACTGCGCAAAAGGCATGCATCAAGCAGGTATTAAAGAAGTTTACTACGAGCAAGAATATCGCGATGACAGCGGTATTAAGTTTTTGACAAAATCTGGGATTCAACTTCAGCTATTGTCTTGAGAGACTCTTCATAGCTCGTAGCATTTTGTCTTATTTCTAATATCTGATCTCTCCCGATCGGTGGCAGAGGAACACCTATGTCTGGCTTAGTCCAATCAATCAATTTATCATTTACTTTTTCAAAATTGGATGCAAGTTCGGCCCAGGCTTTATCTAAAAAGTCTGTGCTGTAAAATAAATTATAATTGTGTTCCAGCACTTCTGTCATGTCCTGTAACATGTCCTCTAACTCACCCAATGATTTCTTGCATATACTTTTTATAATATTACTTACGGCTTCTAAACGCTGTACAGGATCAGTAATAGCATCATAACTTTCGTCCCACCAACGACCGAATGTTCTAAATCCGTAACTACGGAAATAATCTAAATTGTTTGCGCAACCAACAAGTACAAACGGTTGTTTAGCAACAATAGGTTTGAATATTTTTTCAGTTAAGTGTGTACGATCGTCCCAGAACATAGTCTCAGTTACTACATGTAAGAAACTTGACATTAATTCTGGTAATGGTCCTATACTTTGACTTCCATTGGGGATGTCTGCTTCGGAACTGTCGATACGCAATGAGCGCGGCAAACTGTTTACTTTTGCTACAACTTGGTTAATATATTCACGGCTAAAGAGAAACTTTTTATTATTGTTAACTAATGCATCACGGCATGTTTCGTTGTGTACTGGGCAGTTGTGACTATAACTAACATACCCTTGATCGATGACATCAGCTAATTCTGCTACTAGCAGACTTCTATAAACACGCATGTTGCCAGTAATTCTATTAAAACAAACAAACTTCTTTTGCAGTTTTCTTTTTGATGGATCAGTAATGTTAACATTATATCTATAACCTCTATACCAATCACTTGCACAAAACGCATGGAAGAAGTAATTAACATCTACCGCATTGTAATGTTTAAGTATCTTTTCTTTCTCCTCACTATGTCTTTCTGTGCTTAGCAAAATCATTGGTCTGAATTCACCTTGTAAATCTCTATGGACATCGTTAATGTAATTAAATAAAGGTGTGTTATAAAACAAGTCAAGAGGTTCTTGATCATAAATTACAACCATTGGTCCATTGTCGTTACCTCCTATTATTTCAACATTTTCTGGTTGAGTTGATCCAAAAGGATGTAGGTACATTAGGGAACATTCTGTTATAATACTTTTAGCTAAATTTAAGATGTTCTCATTATGACTATATATATTATACATGTTTGATGTTTTTTATTACGGGCCAAAGCCCAACTTATTTGAATTTGAGAAACCTGCTAGTAGTCTTAGGGATGCGGCAGATCAAAGTCGTACACGCTTCTACTGGTATATTTATGGGGGCAATGATTACTCAAATTTTAATTTTAATTTTGTACCTGTGCCGTGGGAAGCAGATCATGTACACAGTTTCAGTACGCAATGGCAACGCACAGGCGGAGCATACCTGGCCAGTCCACTTACAGCACATAACGAAGAATACAACTTCCACACCAGTGAAATAAAACGCATACAAGATAAGACAAACTGGATCACGCCCAAAGAGGTTGATGATACAGACTTTGATTACAGTTGGCATCCTGACGATCTAGAACCAGAATACGAATACCATTTCCCTACACAGTGGCAACGACAAGGTGGACCTGTGTATCGCGGCACTGCTGGTATTAAGTTTATGAGTAGCCAAAAAGTTAAGACCAACAGTACGCAAATATTCTACATGGACTTTATGAATGAACAGAGTAAAGATCAACTGGAAAGTTTGCGTGAACAACACCCTACAATAAAAAGCACACGTTACGTGGATAGTCACTTGAATGTGTTTAAACGTATCATAAACTTAGCCACAACAGAGTATGTGTGGGTTATCAGCAGTCTGTGTGATTACAGCACGTTTGATTTTAGTTGGCACCCGGACCAAGCACAACGTAACATGATACATGTGTTTCCTAGTGGCAATAATCGTCGTGGTGATACATTCTATATTCGTGTAGAGAGCATCCGACAACAATTGTATGAACTAGAACTGCTGGACTGGTTTAATGTGATTAACTATTGCGATGACCAAACTGTGAGATGGTTTCCAATACCAACAGTTGTGTATGATCATGATAATCTAATAGAAGAAGTTAAAAATCACGATTTTAAATTTCCCTATACACTGTTTACCAATCAAAAATACCTAAACATGAATTACCATTTTTGTTTGTGGCATGCCAAGGATCGTGTAGCCAAACGTGTTAGCCTAAGTGGTGCATCAAGTTTAGTACCCAAGGATGTGAAGGTAGATTTAAAAACACAAATGTATGACTACCCGTATGTAATAGAGACCAAAGGTGAATATCATGTGCTGGAACAGAATCTTGATATTGTGTACATCAGCAACGGTGAGCCTGACGAACGCAAGTATTACAACCATTTAACTTACTGTACCTCAGATGAACTGCGTTATGCATTTGATGTTGCCGCGTCAGGTAATAGGCTTACTACAAGTCCTAGAGTAAAATGGGTGCGTGGTGTTAACGGTAGAACAGCCGCATACCAGGAAGCGGCCAGGCAAAGTACTACACCGTGGTTCTTTGCAGTGTTTGCTAAACTAGAAATTAGTCCAGCATTTAATTTTAACTGGCGCCCGGACTATTGGCAAGAGCCTAAGCATTATATTTTTAATAGTGTTAATCCTGTAAACGGGCTGGAGTATGGACACCAAGGCATGATTGCCTACAACAAACGTTTGGTATTAGAAAACAACGATCCCGGGATTGACTTTACACTGAGCCAACCACACGAGTCAGTACCACTACAGTCAGGCGTAGCACACTTTAACCAAAGTCCTTGGATGACGTGGCGTACAGCATTTAGAGAAGTGCTTAAACTAAAACTGTTTATGGATACAGAGCCCACACTAGAAACAGAGCATAGACTTAAGGTTTGGACCACAGTAGCACATGGCCAACATGCTGAGTGGTGCATTAATGGGGCTAACGATGCTGTGATCTATTACAAGAGTGTCGGGGGTAATTATAACAAACTCATGTTAAGTTTTGATTGGGACTGGCTACAACAATACTTTACGAGCCTCTATAAAACTCGTATATAGTGTCTACTATACGTTCTACCTCTATGTCAGTGAGTTCAGGGTATATAGGTAGACTTAAACAGTGTTTTGTGAACCGTTCAGTGCTTAAAAACACATTATTTGACGCCGCTAGGCCCGTTGGTAGATCATATAGTCCTTGTGTATAGTGAACCTTAGTATCTATGTGGCTGTTGGATAGATAATCTATTAGATCGTGCCTATCTCGTGAAGGGTATGTTCGAATAACAAATTTGCTCCAGGCATGCTCTGTGAACTCAGTACTGGGCATTGGCACAATTATTTCCTCTGGCATGTTTTCTATCCAAAAATGGGCAATGTCAGACCTACGCTTCTGCCATGAATCAAAGTGCTGTAGTTTAACTAACATTTGGGCACAGTCTGCTTCACTCATTTTACTATTGGTGCCCCAATAGCCATGGTCACTGGCTTTACCATTGTCACGTAAATTAAGTACGTGGTACGCAATGTCTTCGTCATCAGTCAACACCATGCCACCGGATCCGTAACTGTTAAAGTTCTTTGTGGGGTCAAAACTTAATACACTCACAGCACCCATTTTGCCACTGGGTATGTCTTTGTAACTAGCACCAAAACTCTGTGCGGCATCTTCAAGTACAGCAACATCCTGGTTAAAGAATTCTGTATGCATTCTAAAACGATCGTAGTCCACAGTGTTGCCAAAAAGATTAACCAGCACAATAACATCTGTTGTATGATCAACTCGTGCATTGTAACTGTCTAAATCTATTATTCCGTGATCATCAATGTCGCAAAAATCAATAAAATTATTATTTTGGTTAACAGCATTTAGTGTGGCCGGAAAACTAAGTGTGGGTAACAGTATATGGCTGTTTTGACTATCCGTTAATGCTTTGGTAGCAAAGGATAGTCCCTGTGTGCCACTGTTAACTGCAATAGCATGCCTACGGTTGCATCTGAGTGCTATTTCTCTTTCAAACTTTTCTGTATAGTTGCCATCAAGCACTTGCCCACTAGCGTACACTTGATCAGTAACGTCCAGTAATTCATCTTTAATATCTTGGTACTGTCGCCTGATGCCAAAGAAAGGAATATGGTCAGTAGCCATATATTTGACTGCGCCAGTACTTGCTGGTCTGGAACCAACTTAGGTAACGAGTGAAACCTTCGTTAGCGTCAATCTTGGGATCGTACTCAAAATCTTGCCTAGCACGGTCAATGCTTAATCTTCCACGGCTAGGGAAATTCATATCCCTGTCCTCTACTTTGATTGTGCCTGATCCTGCAAGTTTGGTCATTAGTTCAGCGGCTTCTAGTAGTGTTAGTGTGTGTTGATTACTGCGTGTTAAGTTGTAAATCTTATTAGCGGAAGAAGTGCTGACTGCGGCTTGCGCAATGCCCATAGCTGTGTCGTCTACGTGCGTAAAATCTAGTCGTTCGTTTGCTCCACGTACAAGTAAATCACCTCCTTTAAGCGCAGAAATGGCAAACTTACTGGCTACACGATCATTGACATCACGTTCTCCGTAGACAGCACTTGGTCTTATTATAACATACTCTAGACCGTGACGTCTATAGTAATCTTCAACTAATTTCTCACCAGCATATTTCATAATGGCGTACTGCCCATGTGGTGAGCACACAGCATCCTCGGTCACATCATCTGCAAAGTTACCGTATACCATGCTAGAGCTTATGTAAACAAAACGTTTTACTTGGTACCTTACTGCTGACTCCAACAGATGTATAAGCCCAGTTATCATTGTTCTACTGGCTTCTATTGGGTTATCATTTACAACCTTTTGTCTTGGAAAACTAGCAAGATGGATAACCACATCCGATCCATCCATGGCTACTCCGTTGGCAGTGTATGGACTTACGATATCTGCCTGCCAACTTTTATACCCTGACGCTGTTTCTCTTGATTCTTTAAGATACGCAAGTTCTGCTTCGGGTATAAAACCGTAACTGGTGTGTGAGTCTGCACCATGCACAGTGTGTCCTTGCTCGGATAGGATCCTAACAACATTGTGTCCTATAAAACCACAACTACCTGTAACTGATATGTTTTTTGTCTGCATATTTTAATAAGAAATAAGTTTCTGCTTCTGGTGATTTGAATTCGCCATACACCACAACTGTGAAACCTAGATGGGGTGAATCACTTGGTCGACAATAGAATACGCGATCAACAACATTATCCTTAACCCACCGACCTTTTTCTGTGTCCATGAACTCACCTAGTGGAAAAGACGCATATAGATATGGGTCTTCTACATCACCCATTGTGAGACAGTGTATTAGTTTGTGGTTAGGGTTGGTTGTCACTTAAACCGCCATTGGAGCCTTGATTGCTGGATGGCTTTCGTAGCCAATTAGTTTAACATCATCCATGGTAAAATTGTTTATATCTTTTACGTCTGGGTTAAGTTGTAGTGTTGGAGCAGTTAACGGTTCACGCTTCAACTGTTCATGCACTTGTGGCACATGGTCCAAGTAAATGTGTGCGTCACCTAGTGTATGCACAAAGTTACCTGGTTTTAGACCACATACTTGTGCAATCATACAGGTTAGCAAACTATAACTGGCAATGTTAAAAGGTACACCCAAGAACATGTCACAACTACGTTGATACATCTGACAACTCAGCTCACCATCAACAACATAGAACTGCGCAAACGCATGACAAGGAGGAAGAGCCATTTGATCAATCTCACCTGGATTCCAAGCACTTAGTATATGCCTTCTACTGGTTGGATCCTGCTTGATACCTTCGATAAGATTTGCCAGTTGATCCACTGAGTTTTTTGCTTGGGTGTATTCAATACCTTTGAAGTTTTTCTTCTCTAGGCTAACTGGTGTGCGCCAGTCCCGCCATTGTACTCCGTATACTCTACCAAGGTCACCATCAAACTTTGCGTTGGGTTGCCAGTAGTCTGCTTCCGCATTAGCAGTCCATATGGTTTTCTTGTCTGTGTCACGTGTACCATGCAGTATTTCTGCTAGTCTACGTTCGTCACTAGACCCTTCGATAAACCATAACAGTTCCGACACAACACTACGCCATGCTAGTTTCTTTGTGGTTACTGCTGGAAAACACTCACGTAAATTGTAGCGTTGTTGCATGCCAAACACACTTATTGTTCCTGTGCCTGTCCTGTCCTTTTTCCTAACGCCGCTGTCGAGTACTTGTTCTAGTGCAGTTAAGTATGTTTTCATATGTAGTCAAGTGGCTTTTTTTGGATTGTTGGGAACGAATCAATATAATCAACATTATACGATGTTGGTACTTTAACGATAAATTTATTACTGCTATAACCTAGATCAGCAGGCATCAAATCTTCGAACAGTGTTGTGTGATGTGTTTTCCCCACATTGCTTATTGGTTGCTTTATCTATGAACTCTTTTACTAGTTCGTCCATGCTTGCATATATTTTTGACATTATTTGTTCTCCTTCAGATTGTTGTTCTTGTATGTACAAAAGTTTAACATACCTGACAGGCTAGGTCTACTACTTCTAATAGTCATTGAATCCATAAACCTGTTTATGCTTAGATTGACTTCAGTATAGAAACCTGACCCTTTGCGATGTGTAACATACGCCCAGTCAATAATATCCAAGCAGTCCATTATAATGCCAGGCCCGCCAAGTATGAAGATCTTTTTGTCTGGGTTTGATGTACTCATTTCCACCAAACGTTGTTTGTAGTTTTTGTGGAATCGGTTTACTCTAAAGTGCTTTGCATGCAATGGGCTAGAACTGATAACACAATTTTCTCGGTCCGGCATAGGTTTGGGCATTTTAGGATCGTCCCAGGTGTTGCGACCCATTACTACTATATGCCCTAATGTGTGCTCACGAAACCAAGCCATGTCTTCTGGGTCATGATCCCAAGGCAAACTGCCTTTATGACCAAATCCACCCAATTGGTCAATACTAAAAATTGTGTATATCATAAGTCTTTTAGAATTTTATCTGTAACAGGTTGAACAGTCTTTGACAGTTGCGGTACGCTAATGAAAAAGTCTACGTCATTTATAATGTCATCCATTTCGTCTAGACGTCTTTGTATTTCAACTTCTAAACTCTGTGGATCTTCGCCATCATTTAATAGTTCTTTTACATAGATGTTTACACTCGTGCCATCCTTTAGGTTAACACTGATACTATCGAGCACCTGGATAGGAACTTCATCTTTCTCTGTACCTTTAAGGATGGCTTCCCATTGTGCTTTCTTACTAAGATTAAGCCGTTTGCTTCTTCTTTGCTTTTTTGGTTGTTCCGCCACGTTTTGCCCCTTTAGCTACACCTGCTTCTGCTTTTAGTCTCTTTGCTTCTGCAAGCATACCCTTTGCATCTGCTTCCATTCTTTCTGCTTGGGATATCTTTCCTGCATTGATATCGTCATCAGTGAGTGCGCCTGCAATTAATGCTTCTGCACTGGTGTTGCCTTGAGCTTCACGTGATCTAGTTTCGCCTACTTCGATTGCTTGAGCTTTTCGCGGAGCACCGCTCATGCCTTTGCTTGATTCAATGTCTGCAAGTCTGTCAACTGCGCTTTGACCTTTGGCCATTTCATCAAGTAAGTCGTTTAGTTCGTCTAACCGTACACTTGAGTTGCTGGTTGGTGTAACAAGGATTTGGTTAGTAGGAACCTTCTTTAAGAATCCTTGTGAGTGCAATGTGTGTAGACAGTTGGTACCGTCACCCATTATGGTCCTAAACAACACTTCATTTAGTTCTGTGGTATTTTGTCCTGGTGCACCTTCCAATGCTGCCATTACTTCATCATGCACTAGTCTTGGTAACAGATCACTATAAACTACAAGTGCCATGTGATCCAAATCTGGTATGCGTCTAAAAATAATAACACACTTTTTATCATTGTGTTTACCGACGTGTTTAATCATCTTTCTTCTCCTTAGTTAGTGCTGTTTCTGCCTGCGGTTCTGCAGACTGCTGGATAGCACCTGATTCTTGTAAGAATTGAACCAGTTTGTTATACACTGCTCCAACTTCTGTCATTTCTTCTGCACGGATAGCACCACGCTCTGTGGTTGCCCTGATCAAGTTCATCATTAAAACTAAATCCTGCAATGATAGACTCACGCCTTGCGGTGGTGTCTTTTCATCATCGGGTGCTGTTTTTGTTTCTGCCATGTTTTCCTCCAATCAATTTGTTAATATATTTAACTGTGTAACAAAAACCAAAAATTTTTATAGGCGATCAGGTTTGCTTATTTGATCTTTACACATAGCAAACATGGTTGCTTCACTGGGCAATTCAAAAGCGCCACACGCATACATGTGTATTCCGGCTTTCCAGTTCTTAACTAAAGTGCTGTGTGGTGTACCATTTTCCATAGTATGGGTATTGTCGTTAGTATAGATATCACCAAACCAAAAACGACCTTCTAGATTTTCCCAAATCCAATCTGTGAATTCTTTATGTGTTTGATGCACATAAAGGTCAAACATCACTTGGGTAAAGTGTGGCGGACAAGTTCCTTCAATCAGTCTAGTACCGTGTACGTTTAATGGATTGGGGTCGCCATCACGTAACATCTTTTGACTCTGCCTTACCGCCTGTGATTATCTGAAACTTATGGTCACCAGCACCAATACTGCTGTCTGGACGTACCAGTTTGTCTTCTAATATGTCTTGCGCCTGTGTTACAAAAGTACTCAGCATGTCTGTGTTACTAGTGATCTGTGCTATTTCACACGCACGAGCCATGTCGTCTAGTGCGTCTTGCATTTTTAGTAAACGCTCTTCAAGTTCGTATATAATGATCTTGACTTTCTTAGTTGCTTTTAGTGTTTTAAAATCTGTTAGTTCCATGGTTGCTCCTTAGAAATTAATCAACGCTACACTTTGTTCATGAGTATAAACTATTTTCCAACCTTGGTCAACAAGATATGGTACAGCAGTACCACCTTTACCTGTCCAAGTGTTACCACGTTTAAATGTATCATCTAGTTGTATAACACAACGATCTTGTGCTTTTTTAACACATAGTTGAGCCTGTAACAGGTGTGCATGTTGACTGTTTGTGTTGTTCATAACAACACCTAGTTCTTGGTAACGTTTTATTTGTCCTTCTACCCACCAAGGCAAGTTGTCGGGATCATATATGTAATCAAAGTTGTCAAGATAAGCATAGCATATCTTTTCATCTAAGCGATTACGCAAGAACTCTTCACCTGTTAGGCAGTAAGCATGACAGTTGTCAATACGGTCACTGTACTGTTTCATTACCTTGTATGCTTCAGAATCAAAGTCTACTGAATAGTGTGTGAACTGAGTACATCCAACCACAAGACCAGCAAAGAAGTCGGTTGACCCTTCTCCTCTGCCTGCTCCTATTTCTACTATTGCGCCTTCTAGTTGATCAATGTACTTGAGTATAAACTGATGTGCCCTGGCCCCCATCAACGACCCTTCTTCATTTCTTCTTTCTCGTAATGGGCCCAAATGCCGAATGGTGGTTCACATGTTTCGTTGCCTTTGATAACCCAAACAGTTTCGCAATAGTCCGGATCACCCCACGAACCAAATGGATATCCATCTGTAAACATTATGAAACGTTTGGGTTCGATACCTTCTTCTTTCATAAAGTCCCAGTTGCACTCAAAGTCAGTACCGCCACCACCTGCTAGTTCATAGTCTAGTATGTCTTCGATGTTGTCTGATGTGTATGTTTTAACATTGTACACGCCAGTATCAAAGCACCATATGGTAATACGGTATTCCTCAAACGATTCCATAATGCTTTTTACTTCACTTAGGAATGCTTTGGAATCTTCATCCAGTATACTTCCAGACTGGTCAAGTGCAATACACACATCAATCATTTCGCCTGGCTTCATGCCTGGAAGTATACCATCAAAGTGCCAACCACGTCTGTTAACTCGGGCAAAACTGTAGTCGTCTTTGTACACAGATTGAATCTGCTGACTGATCAGTTCACGCCAATCAATAACAGGAGCAGTTAAGTCTTTAATAAGACGTCTTACACCTGATGGTAAGTTACCCGACCCTGCAGACTGTGCGGCTGATAATACAGCACCACGTATTTCATCTTTGATCTGTTTGGCTTCTTCTGCACTAATCCTAGGACGACCGTTACCATCTTGATCATCGTCACCTGCGCCACCACCTTCACCTTCTTCTTCGAGGTGCTCGTCCAACAATTGATCAGCTAGGCTTTCTATATCAATCTTGTCGGCATTGTCGAACAAGTACTCGTACACTTCTTCGTATGCCCAGCCTCTAAACTTTGGGTCATGAAGTATTGGTACTACGTTAATTTTTTCACCAATTCTTTGATCGATAAGGTCTTGGTTAACGCAATAGTCTGCGGCAATGTTACTGAGTTTAGCGTTACGATCATCTTTACGTCCCAAGTGATCATACACTACGTGTAGCACTTCGTGTCCTGCTAGGAACTCACACTGTCGTAATGGTAACTTGTCAATAAACTCGGAGTTGTAGTAGAACTTCCTGCCATCCGTGGCGGCAGTAGGACACCACGCATCAGCATTAACTAAATCCATACGTGATGTAAGTTGTCCAAAGAAAGGTGCTTTCAGCAACAGTCCAATTCGTGCAGTTACCAGTTTTTCTCTTGCCCTGGCATCTATTGCAGGATCAGTTTCAGTTACTACACTGTCCTGCTTATTAATAACTGTTGAATCACTCATGTTCGCTCCTTGTAAATTACTTATTAGAACTTGCCGCGGCAATTACATACTTGCCATACTTCTTGTGAAAATTATCAAAGCTAGGCATCTTGCCAGGTACCATTGGAAGATTGTATGTAGTAAGAGCAACACGAGCACCCATAACACATACTTCGGTGGTAAAGTTCTCCATCATAAATTTTAAGAAGTTATCGGCCTGCTTGTGGAAAGCTGGGAGACTATCCTTGTTCTTTTCCAAGAAGTCCTGCAACTCGTAACACATACTAGTCGTTAGAGCATACATGGCGCTGATCTCTTTGGATTCCATCTTTGTAGTTTTGCCACTTAATATATCTTCTGGCTTAGGTAATGACCCAGCAATTTTGCGGTGCGCCATAAACTTACCACTGACGCCTTCACCAACACTACCACAAACTAGATCACTAAGTTCACCGTCAGTAATATCTGCGTCTTTGCAGAAATCTGACACAAACACCCATGATCGCGGAGTAGCAAAACTACGACTCGACGAACGTGGTTCGAAATCAAACAGGTCTTGTTTAGCAAAACTCAAGTAACCAACAACATCCTGGTGTACTTTATTTTTAACTGCCCAAGTTTGCCAAGTTTGAAAATCAGCTTTAACTTCTAAGTGAACGAAGCGGTTGGCCAGCGGTGTCGGCATACGATATGTAACACCTTTGTCGCTGTCGCGGTTACCAGCGGCTACGATAACCACGTTCTCAGGAAGAGAGTATTTACCAACACGCCTGTTCAGGATAAGCTGATAAGCCGCCGCTTGTACCGCCGGAGTAGCGGAATTCATTTCGTCTAAGAACAAGACGATAACTGGGTATTCTGCGGCTAGTTCTTCGTCTGGTAATTCAATTGGTGGAGCCCAATCCATTTTCTCAGCTTCTTTATTGAAGAACGGAATACCTCTAATATCAGTTGGATCCATTTGACCAAGTCTAAGATCAATCATGTATCCGTTTAGATCATCTGTAATTTGGGAGATGATATCACTTTTGCCTACTCCCGGAGGCCCCCATAAAAACACAGGTCTTTTAAGATTAAAGCACCGTTGTATTCTAGCACGGGCTTCTTCTACATTTACTGTTCTTGTTTCGCTAACTGCCATTTATGCTCTCCTTTATCAACTTATCAAATACTATTATAAGCTCTTTCTGGCCAAATGTCAATCAGTTTATTTGGCGGTGTAAGTTGTTAATTATAAAGAAAGATTATCTAAGTATTGTTGCAGATTGTCAGCATGGAGTTTCAGCATCACAGTTTCGTCCTCGCCTGTAAGCCAAACAGAACTTAGATTTTCTATGTAGTAACAACAGGATAGCAGACGACTCATTTGTATGAGTGTGCGATTTTTGAGTTTTTCTGGAAGTTTTACTTGATATACTGGAAACTCTACGCCTCTGAGGTATTTGAAACCGTCTTTGCTTAGGCGTAATTTATTTTGGTCGGTATGGTTCCAAAACCATTTACGGAGCCAATGGTCTAGGTTGGAGTACTTACCTCCGCCCTTTTCTAAGAAAAGTTTTGCGTAATCTAATTGACTAAGGAAAGACTTGCTCACCTTGCTTCATCAGTACAACTGTGAATTGGTCTGTTTTAAACAGCGCATTGAGTTTTTTACAAAGGTTAATCGCATGCCCACTATTACTAAAACTTACCTTTTTGTACTTAGGTCCTGGGTAATGTAATAGTATGTTGTGACTTTTTAGATTGATTGGACGGTCATCATAAAAGACTGCCCAAATTCCATCACTACTTAGAACTTGATCGCTTTTATAATTTGTCTTGTTAACATGCTCTAACAAGACCGTCGGCTTTGGTCTGGACATCTCTATTTCCTTGAATACAGTATTTATGACTAAAAAGTGGGTATATAATCATTAAAATCCACCTCCGTCTACACTTATTGAATTTACAGGCTCAGACGCAGATGTTGTTTCCTGTGTCTCAGCAAGATTAGCTAACAGCACATAGACATCACTATGTAAATTACGTGCTTCTTGTGCTGTTAGTGCCAATTGTTTACTACCGGTCTGGTTCATTAAATTAACTTTATCGTTAAACTGTTTGATTGCTAAACTGATCTTTTGCATTAACTTGCGTCTCCGTCGTTATAATAATATTGATCAAAAAGCCAAAAGTTACCACCAAAACCTAATACACATGCCGCCTCTATGTTCATCTCAAGCGCCATCCATGAATTTTGTTCTGCGTTAATTATAATTGCAATCGTGTTGTCTGGGTAATTGTCTTTGATGTTTGCGCCCTGCCAAAAAACTTCGTAGCCTTGATCTTCTGCTATCGTTAGTACACTTTGGCTAGCGTAGCATTCTACTGGCTTACTTCTCAATACAGATTCTTCACTGTCGTCGCTTAGTTCCTGTGCAAATATTTCTGCCCCGATTGTGATTGCTCCTGTTGTAACTACACCCAGGATAAAACCTTGTGCAAATTTTTTAATTATCATAATTGTTTCAACTTTTCTAACATGTCTTGTTCTGTTTTAAATGGGCCACGGTATTCATACCTTTTGATAACTATGGTTTTGGGACAAAATACTTTTGACCATTTGTTGCTTGACTTAATTAAGTACCATCCTGCACAATAATGACTTCGACTTTTTGGTAACTTGGTATAGATAGCAACTTTGTGTTTTATATCGTATACTTCATTATATGTCCGACTGGTAGCAGGAAAACCATGAACTTCTTTTTGATTTTCCTTGGCACCTGATTGGTCATTAGGTGCAAATCGTATGTTGTATTTGGACTTTATATTTTTTACGTTAGAATATGTTTCTCTTCGGTCGTCGTGTACATACACAAAGCCGCCGTTTTCTACTGCTTGTATAGTAGCAATCTGGTTACCAGATTGCTCTACCACCCAATATTTGTTTTTGATTATAGTTCTTGCTACTAGGTCATTCATAACGTTAGTTCTTCCTGGATATACCTTTTTAATTCGTGATCCCCTACATCCTCTGGTATTTCTTGTTTATAGAATAGTCTATAACTGTCACTGCCGTACTTGCCAATGCCATATAGTGCAGTGGCATCTTCTCCGTCCCAGTTTTCAAACTGCTCACTCATGCGACACAGTCTTTTTAACCGTACATGTTTCATTCCAAGTGGTGCAATTACTTGTTCAATCTCTTGTGGCGATGCCTGCAATAACTTATCATGCGTTGGCCATTTAGCAAAAAACTCAGGCAGTACACGTTTAACCTGTTTACGATTTGTACAGTTTAAACATATAACACCAACCATGTGTTGCCACACGTTGTATACCTGCTGTTGGACCATCAATTGATCAATCATTGTGGATTCTCTGCTCCTAAAAACTCTGCATACTGTTGACTGTGTTCACTGAGCTTAACCAGATCATATTTGCCACAAAACTTTAAAAACTGTGCGCCTACCATTGGTCGTTTTCTAGTAACACTGCCTTCTGTAATAGTAGTTGCAATTTGTTGTTTTACTTCTTCGGGTTGTGCAGTGAGATCAACCAATATCCTGTTGCGTTCATAATCATCTAATACTCTGTGTTCTTCACCATTATGGTCTGTCCAACGCTGTAGCATTAGATTGTTCCAATTAAAGCCTTTTGCATTTCGGTCAGCATAGGCTTCAAGCAATCCAATTTTGTTTTTTGTACCTTTTTTACGCACTCCCGGATACGCACTAAACACATTATCTGTGCTATCACCACGCATACACTTTTCAAACAAGATCCACTCTGGATCAGGTATTTGCTTGGCCTCTTTGGTCTTCTTGTCCATTACCAACTTACCTCTCTTGTCGAATATACCTTCCAGTGTGTGTAGCTCGTCTGCAACACCATTGTATTGCTTTACGTTGTTTGCTAACAGTTGATGGAAGTCTGTGTCACTACTTACAATAACATGCTCGTCATCTGGGTGTGCTTGTACCCAACCTGCAATTAAATCATCTGCTTCTAAGTTACTGTGACGCATCACAGTGCAATTTGTCTTTTCATCTAGGAAAGTTTTTAATGAATCAAATGCTTCCCAAAACAGTGTATCTTCTTCTGCTTGTGCTTCGGTTAGTGCTTGCCTTGCAACTGCTCTATTCTTTTTATAAGGTTCATAAAAGTCTTTGCGCCAACTACGCCCTTCTAAACAGAACACAACATGGTCTGCTTTATGGTCACGCCACGCCTTGTTTACACTTGATAGTGTAACGTGTACAGCAAAACCAAGTTTATCCCAGGTGTCGCTTTGACGGTGTGCGCTGTGTCGGGCGCGAAAGAATGTGTTTGCTGTGTCTACAATAAGATATTTCATTTAATAATAGTAGCATATTACAGAAGCTTAGTCAAGTAAGGTAACAGGAATTCTGCCCATTTACGATGACCATCTGCTCTGTAGTGGTAACTTGGAAGTGCTGTAAGTCCTTGATTCTTTAAATAGTTGTAGTATGTCATGTCTGGGTTGTATGGCTCTATAAAACAATCTTCCCAATCTTCTCGATCTTGCAATGGGATGTGTCGAAAGTTACTGAAACTGTTGAAAAACAAATGCGGTATTTCTTGTTCTTGTAGTTCTTTGTGGAACTGCCAAATCTTTTCATGTTCTTGTTGTTCGCACATGATCCAGTCTATGTTAGCAATATAAAACTTGTATTTTTCCTTTACTAATTCAGGCCAGTCTTCTCCTACGCCACCTGCATTAATTTGCCAATAAGTGTTATGGTGCAACCATTCTTGCCTTTCATGTGTACTCCATCCTATAATAACAGCATTAGGTTTACCACCTGCAATGTATGCTCTAGTGGTACGTAGTATACGATCGTTACTGCTGGCGGCTTCTGCACCACAGTGCAGTATAGCAAATAATTCGTTTGCTATTAAACAACCATAACTGACCTTTTCGTTCTCGGGATGAGGTATACGTCCAAGATTATAGTAAAAAGGATCATCTTCTGCAAAACAATAATCGTTAACTGCTTCAGCTCCCGCACTATGGCTGTCACCATTTACATACAGTATCATGAAACTTCAGTTCTGCCTTCGCCTAGGTCATTCTGCGTATTTTGTCTTGCACGGCCTTCTGTCTGATCTTGATTAGCCTCCCACTGTTCGTAGTTTTCTGCTAGAACATTTTTACATACTGCATGGAACCAACGATCGACTATAACAGCGTCAGTATCTTCTTTTTTCTGTTGGTAGCCTGCTTTAACTAATTTTGCCACAAAGTGATCATTCCAATCAAGTTCAAACGCACCATTGCCTGGATCATCTGGGTCAACTTCTACTGTTAACACATTTACCCATGGTTCTTTCTTTTCTGATGCTATTTCTTTATCAGTCTTCTTGGCTTTGGGTGCTTCTTTCTTTTGTGGTTTTTTCTTCTTGAACATGTCAAACATTAATGTCTCCCTGGGTATTTTTCAATTTCTTGTTTCCATTCTGGATTAAACTTGCTATCATACTGTATATCATTGGTAGATTGTACTGTTCTGTGAGTGCTAATTTTATTTGCCAAAGCACAGACTGACCATGTACATTTATCATCGATTGGTTTCTTGCAGATGACACATGTGTTACTCATTGATTTCCTTTTAATTTCCAAATTATAAATTCGTTAGCTGACACCCAATACGTGCTAGTTGTCTTGTCGTTTCCTCTATAGTTGTATAAGGAAACAGTTCCTTTGTAGGCTTTTTTTAAAAATATTATTCGATTACTAAGATAGCATCGCTTGGGGATTAAGCAAAACTTTGGGACCCAGTGCTTGCACTGTCTGAATCCACTGACGTGACCGAAACTTTTAAATAATAGGCCGGGGTTTATAGGCAACTCTATGTCCCCCACTCATTCTTGAACAACGGAACTTGGAGTCGATCTGAATAACGTAAACCATTTCGCATAGCCAGGTTGGCTACTGCTTTATTATTTAACCTGTACGTATGTTCGTCGCCACCAACTGGCATCAAGTATACATGACCGTCAAAGCCTGCTAATCTGTATTCTTTTACTGCTTCTAATGCTTCTTCTGCATCCTGCTCGTTCGCAATAACAAACTTCAAGTAGGTGTAACCAAAGTGACTATACTCTGCTACAACATCAGGGCAAATAGCATCTTCCTTCTTTTCACCCGAACAACTTAGTTTAGCACTTACGCTAAACGTTAATGCACTAGAACTTCTGCGACTGGTCCAATCACTTAGGAAATACCTAAAGTCCTCATGCAATGGTTGCGTGCCATTTGTTTCTATTGTTATTTCCTTTAGTTTCTGCATCCTGGGTTGATTCAACAAGTCAGGATACTCACGTTGCCAACCCAGTAATGGTTCGCCACCTGTAATAACCAAGTGTTCTTCACGCCACTCTTTAAAAGGCAGTGTATCCACGATCATGTCTGCCAGCTCGTCGTTTTCGTATGTAGGACTCAAGTGCCTAAACTTGGGATGCCAACTAGCATAACTGTCACATCCTGTTTTTACCAGTGGTAAGTCACCATAGGTTTTGTATTTGAATTTATCGTTCAGCTCAATAATAGCGTCCACTTCTGTTGTCTTTTCGCCTCTAGGCATACCAAAACCAGCACATTGGAAGTTGCAACCAAATGTACGCAGGAATACACTGGGCACACCCATGTAACGGCCTTCTCCCTGCACTGAGTAAAACAGTTCGCTTATTTTAAGTTTCATTAATGATTTCTCTTTCCGTCAAATATACAATTGAATATCAAGTTCATGTCACCAGTGTTTGTGACTCTGTGGAATGCACCGTCTGGAATCAATACGTAATCACCTTGGCCAACAGTAAATGGTTCACTGTCTTCGTCCCCAACAATCATCTCTCCCCAGCCTTGTACAAATACATATACTTCTTCTTGACCGGGGTGCCTGTGTCCGTTAGTGCGTTGTCCTCTGTATAACTTTGTAGAACTTAATACAAGATTATTTAGAGTTTTATTATCTTTAAGCAAATAAACATCAGTATCCTTAACCACGTCACCGCCAATGTCATGCCAACTATATTTCAAGCTCATTCAAACAGGTCCTCGTTCCATTCTCTGTGTCCTTCACGCCAAGCCATGTTGCTTTGTGTCTCACGTATCTCGACTCGGTAACACCAAAGTCTGTCTGCTTCTGCTTGACCCCACATGTCTGGGATATACACACCATTAACATATTTGTACAGTTGGTCTGCTAGTCCTTCACAACCAAGTCTTGGTAGTATGGTTATTTTAGCCATCTTCTTTGCTTGCAGTTGCTTGTACATTTCTAGTTCTGGATCATCTTCAGCAACCAGTAGCGTATGATCAAACTGATCTTGTAGTACACCTTTTAGTTCTTTTAATCCACCGTAGTCTGCTACCCAGTTTCTAACGTCTAAGTCATCCGTTCCGAAAAAGAAACGCATTGTAAACGCATAGCCGTGTATCAGATTACAGTGACTGTCAGCTCTCCATTGCCTGTATGCACAAGGAAACTGATCTACATATTCTTTTGTACTCACGTACTTGTATTGTCTTGGGTTGTTCATTGTGTTTATCCTATATTAAAAGTTATTATAACATAGGCTTGCAGAATTTGTATACCGGGTTGAATGCCAGAAAAGGCCGGTTGCAACTATTTATTGAAGTTAATATATACACTTTGTCTTAGGAAATGTAGTGGTACCCAAAATTTCATACCATGCATAATTTCTGTGCTGTCTAATAGATAAAATGCTTTGTTGTACTCTAGTATGCTGTATATAAACTGCCGCTCATCTTCGCTCCAAAATTGTGTACCTGTAAATGGATCTGCTGTTATTGCAACAATAAGAACATTGTTAACACTGTCAGCATCGTCTGTGTGCAGATTGTTTTCATAATATGAATAATCTTGCCAACATGAGCAGGCTGAAATACAAGCGTTTTTTCCAAAATACGTGCGCAGTTTATCTGTAACTAGGTTAAGAATATTTGTCGGCAAGATGACTTCTTGTACTTCTCTTCTGGTTTCACCACTGGTGTTAAATTTTTCACACAGAGCATCCGAAATAGCTTGATATTCTGTTCTCGAAGGGGTGAACAAATTGAATACTTGAGCAAAATAACCCAAGGTTTCGTTATCAAAAAATTGTTTTATTTCTCCACCATACGGGCTAAGTTCCATCTATTTGTCAAATACAAATGAGCTTGATTTACTGTGCTGTTCCCACCAAACTTCCCAAGGAAATTCAATCCAAACATCCTCGACACTTTTATCTATTTGTTCGCCATAGTAGTCAATGTTGTACATAAATTTACTTGACTCGTTATCAATCAACATAGCAAATTTAACACTGTTATTGAACAAGTAACGCCAATGCCTTGGGTTGGAAAAACTAGTTTGCCAGTCACGACATATATGGTCCAGTGTTGCACCAGTATCGTTTATATCGTCTACTACTAGTACATGCTTGCCAGTATGTGCTAAACCCGCTAAATGATGTTTGCTTTCATTTTCTTCGCCAGGCTGAAGGTCACGTAGTTTTACTTTGAGTGTTTCTAATGGTACATCAAAGTATTGACTGATCATGTTTGCTGGAACCAAACCACCACGTGTTAATCCGACTACAATGTCTGGACGCCACATGGATTGGTCCATCTGCCGGCACATATTATATACGTGCTGTTCCACAGTAGAATTGGTAAGTCTCTTCTTTATCATGTTAGCATTATAACATCAAGTTTATAATAAATCAAATAATTCCAAAAGGGAAACCACACACACCACAGTTGCAAGAATTATAACAGTCCAGTTAACCGTATCTTCAACCGTCGGTTTCACGACTTCCCCCAAACTTCTCAATGCAGGTCCACCACTTTTCTTCAATCCATGCATCTCGTTTTTGTTTGTTATCAATGGTTTCAATTTCATTTAGTATTTCAATTGCGTACTCACGAGGGAAACCTTCCTGTTCTGGCGGGAATGTATTCAACACACCATTGTATCCAATTTTATGATAAAGTTTAAGTAACTTATCAAATCTGGTTATCTGCTCGTAGCAGACGGCTCTCCTACTTTGTTTATTGTAGCCAGACTGTGTCTTGATAAACTTACCATCTTGGTAGTGTGATTGTTTAAGTACACCATATGCTGTTAGGCATTCCTGAAGCAGAATATCTGCAATTATCTCTGGGCTGGGATCCTTTGCCCATTCATTTACTACTCTTATGACCAACGATCGACCCCAGTCTTCCGCTTTTTGCTGGTCTCCTGGTGTTTGTGCATTGGGAAACGAAAAGTTTATACTGGTTGGGTCAAGTCCTTGACTAAGTTGTCTTCCAATATCCAAAGCCAAATAAGCTGTTGCTTTACAGTACCCAACTGGATCGCTTTCTTGGGCTTGTGCTACTGATGTTGTTGATACCAACAACATTGCTAATATCCACTTCATGTGGTTCTCCTAAATGTTATTTGTGCTACTGTGCCTCCTTTGAAACTTTATTGCTATTGTATTTACTCGTTTAAAAAGCTAGATTTAGTTTTAATTGTGCTTGATAGAATCCTAATGTGTTGTTGTAAGCACCTAATGTGTAGTTTATGTTGCGGAAACTGTTAACGTAACTTACACTCGAATATGTGGCAAACTGATTTTCAATTTCAAAGTTGAATGTATCGTAGTGTACAACGCCTTGTGAATCAATTGTGCTAGGTAAACGCACATCTATACCGCCTTTGACAACATAGGGCATACTACCCACAGCTAGTCGTAAACCGTCATTTCTCCAGCTGATTTCGCCCCAAACACTGTCTATTGGGGTTACATTTGTTACTAACCCACCATCAAAGTCGGTAGTTGTGTGCATGTTGCCTATGTTAAACATAAACTTGTCTTTTACGTGGGTCACTACAGTTTCTATTGTTTCGGAACTGTTTATTGTACCCCACATACCGCTCATGTGGAACCAAGGGTTGCGATCTGCTAGTGTAGTGTACTGTCCTTGCAAGTACCAGCCTTTGGCAAGTTTGATATCTCTCAGCCCCATGGTGAAGTTACCAGACTCATCAGTTGGACTGTAGTTCAACATACCATCGCTGTACACATGCTCGAAGTTATAGTCCATTCTGGTTATGCTGTCTATTAGAGCTACATCATACCAATTGTTCTGTATGTCCGGAGTATGCATACTGTTGATGTTGATGTCAAATCCTCTGCCAGTACTGTCTACTGCTGTAACGTTATCAAAACTGCCAAAGTTTACACCAGCGATCTCACCGTTAATGGCCCGTGTCCCTTCACGTCCGTCTAGTGGCATGCGCAGTTCGCCCACGGGCAACAGTGCCTGATCTATATCAATTACACCTAGTCCGTGTACATCAGGATCGAATCCTGCAAAGTCTGTGAATGCTGTACCTGCTAGTATTTGTGCGGCTACTTCATCTGTAACATATGGCCATACTTGCTGAATCAGTGCTATGCTGGCTGCCGCTGTGGTACCTCCTGCATCACCTAGCCTACTGGTATACACTGCATTGCTTCCGTCGTTCAGTGTTACAGCAGTAACCAACAGTTTATCTCCGTTAGGTCCAGTTAAGAATCTAACAGTGTTGAACAAGCCAGTAGCATTAGACTCATTTGCTCTAGCGTCTGACACAAAATCATCAAAAATTTCTTCAAAACTTTGCACATACTTGCCTTCGGCTGTTTGCAGTAAGACTCTGGTGCTGTCACCTGTGCTGTTCTGTGCGCTTAATAATATGTCAGTCAACCCATCATCATTGACATCTCTTAACTGCGAATTATAATCTCCGTTGGTAACATTATCCCAACCTACTCGCACATCGTCAGTCACGTCAACAAAGTTACCGCCACCGTTGTTTTGTAAAAATTGTACTTCAGTTCTGTTTACACCATCGTTTGGATTTGTGCTAACGCTAACAACCACAACATCAAGTGAACCGTCGTTGTTAAAGTCGAAAGGTAATGCTCTGATATCATGACTACGTTCTACACCTACAGCAAACAAAGAATCAAAGTCACTGGACTCAAATATGGGGTTGGGCAGTTTTGCTAGTTCAGTGAATGTTCCAGTGTTAGCACCAGTCTGTGTAAAACTAAACAGTCTAGAATCTTCAATTTCCCTAGTTGCTTTATCTGGCAAAGTGGTATTAAATGAACTGTCTACAAATACAAACGTTGTGGAACCATCACCTAGAAAATCTCCTGCGGCTAGTCCGCTCATACCAAAGTGATCTGTAGTTATCTGTGTCATTGTACCAGATACATCGCCTAACATCACAACTGGATTACCGTACCCTCCTAGTATAACATCATCTAATCCGTCACCATTTATATCGTGTACCTCAACATCATGTGTCCAAAGGTTAGTAGCATAATCATCTCTGCCAAAACTACTGGTACCACTGTTGGTAAACACAACAGTATCTCCAAGGAAATCCATATCAGTTGAATGCCCAACAACCATGTCAGTGTTGTTATCACCGTTGAAGTCACCAAATGCGATTCCTGGCTCGGCACCTATTATTTGATTTTCTGTTCCTGTGAACCAACTGCTGGTTTGGTTTTCAAGTTGGTCGCTACCGTTCCAACCAAATACACTAATTTGACTGTTCTGCCAGGCGGCATTTTTAGCTGTTTGATCGGGTGCAGTTACAAGGTTAGTATCACTCTGGCTCATACGTCCAGCAATGACAATTTCTTCTTTGTTGTCATTGTTTAGGTCTTGTACAAATATGTCCTGCACAGGGGCAGTTGTGCTACCACTAACAAATAGATTGTAACTGCCTGCTTTTACTGGTGCAACAAAATTGGTGTTGCTAGAAGCCGAAAGTGTTGGGCTGGATATTGTGGGTCTAACGTTTGGACCTCCGCCCCCGCCTCCGCCACCACAGGCTACAATAGATAAAGACAACGCACAAACAAAAAAGTACTTCATGATCACACCATTAAGTGTTGAAAAGAAGTACTTATTATATACTCAGTTAATGATTTTGTCAATCATTTTATCTTGGCGAAAACTCCTGTTGCAGTTTGATGTTGTCAAAGAACTCTTTCTTTGTGCCCGGATCATCTTTGAAAGATCCACGTAATACAGTAGTTTGCGTAAGACTACTATGTGCCATAATGCCTCTATTTTCACAACACCCGTGTGTTGCTTGGATGTAAACACCCAAATGCTTTGCGTCGGTTGCGTTACCAATCTCACGTGCAATGTCGTTTGCAAGTTCTTCTTGCAACGTACCACGTCTAGCACACCACTGTGCAATACGGGTATACTTGCTTAGGCCAATAAGTTTGTCTGCGGCAATAATACCAATATAGGCTATGCCTGTAACAGGCTGATGGTGATGTGAACACATGCTCTTTAGTTCGCTACGTACTACTAGCATACCGTCATAACGATCATCTGAATCATTTGGGAATGCTGTTGCCGGAGGCATTGGATCATACCGCCCTGCCATAAGTTCATGTATATACATCTTAGCAAGACGCTTTGCTGTGCCTTTGCTGTTGGGATCATTTGCTTGGTCAATAACCAAACTATCCAACACACCCGAAAACTTACCAGTAAGTTCATCCACCAGCTGATCCAGATCTCCTTCTTGAATATGCTCACTGATGTTATCGCCTGCCCAGTAGCGTTTGCCTGCTTGTTCAATTCTGTCTTTAATAGTTTTGCTAATCATGTATTTCAATCTCTCTTAGGTCTGGATATTGATGATATTTAGACTGTTCTTCCAGTACT